TCTTTTATAGCCATCATCAAGGCTTCTATAAGGAATAACTCCTCTATTCTCATTTACATACTCTCTTAACTCATCAAGAGAGTAGATATATAAAGTAAGTGATTTCTCATCAAGGTAAAATAAGTATTGCGCCTTACAAGTATTGAACCATCCTTTGGCGCGGCCGCCTTTAAAGTACTCAATAGAGTCTTCAAGAAATAAGTTTCCACTTCGATTAATTACATAGTCTGTTTTAAGTTCAACCTTATTCTCATCAATAAGAAAGTCATAACCAGCATTAAAATCTAGAGAAACATCTTCTACTTCATGATTGCGCGCCGCCATCAGGTTAAGCACATACTTTTCACCTTTCTTTCCTCTTGCTAAATCTTCATTAAACATAAAAACACACCTCTTTCCATTGATATATGAAAGAGGCATGTAAAGAGTTGTCTTGTTTAGTCCAAGAATTTTTCAAAATTTTTCATAATTTTTTAGCAATAGTCAGTAAATAATAAGAACACCTCTTTCTTTCTACACACCTCTTGTATTTATTGAGTGGTTGCGGCGAGGTGTGTTTATACCGCAACCACTACCAAATTATAGGAAACGCATTTATTATGCGAGTATTGACTTATTTATTCTTTGCTTTGATATCTTCTACTGTTTGAGCAACTATGATACCTGCAAGCACAATTATTATTCCATATAACATTTCATTCACCTGTTTAAATAAAACCTATGGCGCCAAATGTATGGCCGCATCTGGCGCCACATCACCAAAATAAAATATAGGAGGATTTATTATGGCTGTAAGTCTTCTCCCCTTACATCTATAAGTAAAAATTAGCTTGATGGCCTTTAAAAATTTGGGCCAAAATTTTTCTAAAATTTTTAAATATATTTTCTTTCAGTTAAGACAGTAGTAGCTTCTTTTTCAAACTTCATAAGCCTAAACAGTAAAGCTTCATTTAGCTCATTACCACTTGGCGCCCAAACTATATTGTTTAATCCATCATTTCTTTTTTCCCACATTGAAGTTAACTGATTTATTGTTTCTTCATCGGTTAAAATAAATAACATTTCAAAAGCTTGATTAACTTCAGAACTTACATCTTCACCATTTCCATATACTTCTCTTAATCCAAGAGAATAAATTAGCTGCATTAACTTTCTTCTTAATTCTTTTTTCATATCTTCATCTCCTTAAAAACCTTTCCACTCCATAGGTGGATTAACAACTTTTCCATGTTTACTTAACCACTCATCAATCTCATCACCCCATCCAGTAGCCATTGATTGATTCATAAGTCTTTCTCTTTCTTCTTTACTTACTCTTGGTGGTTGGAAGCCTTTCGCTTGCGAAAGGGTTCCAGAGGATTTCTCTGCGTCAGCAGAGAAAGACTCAATATTCTTTGTTTCTTTTTTCTGTTCTATTTCTTTGTTATCTTTTTTGTTATGGTATGCTTCATCAATACTCTCAGAGTATTTTTCAGACATACTCACAGGGTATGCTTCATGAATACTCTCTGGGTATTTCTCAAGCATACTCTCATTTTTCTCTTCTTTTGGTGAGTATTTATCAAACATACCCTTGGTATCTATTGTTATAGTGTTCGCGCTCTCATCATAGATAAGCATACCTTTATCCTCTAACTTCTTTCTTGCTTTATAGTAACCATCCTTTGTTAAACCAGCCATTTCACATATCCACTTCTGTGATACTTTAAAACCTTCTGCGGTTCCTAAAAGAATGTTTATTAACTTAATACAATTCCCTTCTTTACCAGATAGTTCTTTATTTACTATCTTCCATAACTCTGGTTCCCAACCAAAATAACTTGGGCCTTTGCTATTCTTTAGCTTACCCCTTGTAAAGCGCAGCTCTGGCGCCTGTCTGTAATTACTATTCATATCGTTTCTCCCTTTTGTTCTCCCAATAAATTAATAAGTAGTTGCGGGAAGGGAGAACGATAAATAAACCCGCAACTACTAAAAGAACTCTTTGTTCCTTTCATCTATAAGTAAAAATTAGCTAGATTCTCTTTACTTTTTTCGTCCAAGATTTTTAATGAAAATTTTTTCAACTTTTGTAATTGGTTTTAAAAGGTGCTACAATGTGAATAAAGCTAATTCTTTTACTTGAAAGGAGTATTAATAATGGCTGCTAAAGTTAAACTGGATTATAAGAAACTGACTATTGCACAGATGATGGATTATATTAAGACTTATCACAATGATAAGGATAGCAAGGCTGCCTTTGCCGCAGTAGCTGTCAAGGAACAGAAAGAACAGAAGACTATTGATGTTCTTGATGATGAAGGAAATCCTGTTACTTACACAGATGATAAAGGTAAGGTAAGGAATAAGAAGAAGAGAGTAGATAAGGAAAATGGCAAGATGGTTAAGGTAAAAGATACCTTCGGCGCCAAGGCTTACTTCTATAGAACTTACAAAGATGAGATTGAGTTTGAGAACGCTCCAAAGGGTAAGGTTGAAGATAACGTAATGGATGAACTCCTTACTTGGTAGAACTAAAAAAAATAAAGCGGCCTTAATTGGCCGCTTATTTTTATTCTTCTTCTTCTATTTCTAACTTATAAAACTCTGTATCTCTATCAAACTCTGAACCCAATTTAGCACTTGCTATTTTCATTGCTTCTGGTGAACTATCACCATATGTATCAAGAGTTAAGGCGCGGCTTGCATGGCCCATTTGCTTACTCAAGCTTGCTATATCCATATGGCTCTTGATACCCATATATCCAAGGTTGTGGCGCAGCTTGTGAGGAGAAAGATAGTTTCCATAAGCATCTTTTAACTCATGCTCTTTAATAAAAGCTCTAAAGTAATTAGAAAAGCTTTGCGGGTTCCAGTACTTCTCTCCATCCCCACATACAAACCAATTAGAAAGAGGATTTATAGCTTCATAGCGCTGTTTTAATGCAAGTTGGAGCTGTGGTACCATTGGGAAACTTCTCCTCCCAGAAGCGCTCTTAGGGCCTTTAGTATAGGTTGTATCTCCCATACCTATTGCGCTCTCAACAGAAAGTTCTCCTCTCTCAAAGTTAATATCTCTCCATCGAAGGCCGCAAACCTCACCTCTCCTTAACCCACTATAGAACAGAAGCAGCGCCGCCGCAAAGAACTTATCCTCTGGATTATAGTTAGCATATACTGCGGTTAAGTAATCATCCATTTGTTCTTTTGTTAGGTGAGTTACCTTTGGCGCAGTAGCTTTTGGCGGCTTCGTTCCAGTAAAAGGATGCTTTATTAAGTCTCCTATTTCATAGTGATAATCAAATACCTTCTTAACCAAGTAATAAGCATTAGAAATTGTTCCTTGACTTAAACCACGATTATATAAGTTAGTTAACCAAATACTAATTGCAGTTCTATCAAAAGTAGCAAAGGAGTAATCACCAATGACGCCTTTAACATAGTTGTTATATGTTGCTGTTTGTCTATTGTAGGTAGACTTTTCTATTCTTCCTGTTCTTAACTGATACTTAAGAAACTCTTCTATCATATCACTTACAGTTTTATCTCTCTCCATATTAGGAGCATTGGCTGCGGCCGCGTTCATTTCATCAAACCAAACTTCTGCTAACCTATTTGCTTCTCTTTTGCCACTAGCCTCTGGCAGCATCTTACTAACCTCTCTCCACTTGCCTGTGACAGCATCTTTATACTTAAGGCGCGCTTGCCAAGGTTTCCCTTTTCTATTGGTTAACTGCTGAGTATTGAAAGTTTTAAACTTCATCACTTGTTCCTCCTTCACAGACAGTATACCACAAGTGTTCCGCAAATGTTCCGCAAACTCATAAAAAAATTGGGTTTCCCCATAAGAGGAAACCCAGTATTTTCAAGGATTCTGCGTTAGCTTTTCTGTAGGATATATTCGAGTTCAATACTCATATTAGTTCCTTTCCCCTTGATTTTCAAGGCTTTTGAGTTTTTTGTTCCGCAAATCGTTCCGCAAACTTCACATAAACTTTTTTTACTTACCTTAAATATTATAACAGCAAGTGTATTTGCGGAACTATTGATTAAATCTATATAACTAAACCTTGCCTTCAAGCTTATCAATATCCTCTGTATTTTCTTTTATTCTTTCAAAAGCAATATCAACATCTTTCTCTAAATTATACATTCTTTCAATAAGTTGATTATGCTTGTCTTGTTTCTTTTCTAACTGTCCTATCTTCTCTTGAAGAACAGCTAATGTTTTATTATTCAACATCCAACTGCCAAAGAAACTAAAAGCTCCTGTGATGAGTGCAACAATAACTATATCTGACATCATTCTAATACCTCACTATCAACCTCTGGAAGTCCAGTAGCCAAACTAGTAAGAATAGATAAGATACCAGCAAGAAGTGAAGCAGATAATACAATAGGCCAATTAACATCTGCAAGAACAAATGCAGTTCCTATTGTTGCAATAGATGTTTGGCAAAATGTTCTAATAGCTCTAATTAGCATTGCTTTAATAAAGTCTTTCATTATAATAACCCCCATGTCATTAATCAGCTGTTATATATGTAAATGATACATACGATGTATTGCTTGGCCCTATTGTTACACTACTTGGTGAACTGTTACGAACAATGAGTTTTTTCTGTGTGTTTAATGAAGCTGTTACTGGTGTTTTTCCTAAATAACTCCCAGAAGTAGTCAGCATAATTGGCGTTGGTAGAGCATTGTTGAAAGTACCCACATAAAAATCTCCTCCGGAAGCAACTGCTGCAGTATTTCTTATTCCAACAGTTAATTGAACAATTTGACCATATCTTCTACATACTGAACTAACATAAGTTCCAGTTGTAGTAGTAACGTTTGTATTAATAGTTTGAACAGTATCAAAATCAGTTATTTTTAATGTAACATCACTACTTAGTGCTTTTCCATTTATTTTGCGTGTGGTTGGTACTGCGCCAACATTAGAAGCAGATAATGCATTACCATTAATCTTATAAGAACCAGCAATATCAACATTACCATTCCAATCAACTGTAAGAGCATTAGAAGATTTAGATGTAGTTCCATTACCAATTATAAAAGCATATTGATTATTGCGGTCAGTAATATTATATTTACCAATAGCAGTTTGTGCCTCTGAATAAGCTTCTGTATCTAAATTTTGAGCATGAGAATATTTTCCACTTGCTGTTGTAGAATATCCTTCTGCATGAGAACTTTGTCCACTTGCAGTAGTTCCATTTCCCTCAGCATGAGAGTAAACACCGCTAGCTATAGTACCATATCCTTCTGCATGAGAATAATCCCCCCTTGCTGTTGTATTTAAACCCTCTGAATGAGAAGCGTTTCCACTTGCTGTAGTATTATATCCCTCTGCGTGAGCTGCAATTTTTGGACTTGAAGGATTGTCTGTATTTATATTAGCTATAGTATTATATCCTTCTGCATGAGAATAATCCCCACTAGCCATATTATTATATCCTTCTACTACACTATAATTACCTCTTGTTCCTGTACTCTGTCTAATACCAAAAGTATAGTTTTTTAAAGGCGTATCTGTTGTATATTGAAATTCATAAGTTCCACTTACTTCATCATAAAAACTAATGCTAGTTATGGTTTCATTTTTATAATAAACACAATGCCAACCTTCATCATCAACAAGAGCT